AGAATATTGGCGAATATATTTTTTTCTTCAGCATTGTTAAATAGTTTATATCTAGATAGCTGCTTATTAATCTTAAAGTTAAAATTAGCAAAAGCATCCTTCTTAAAAACCATAATCCAAGATAAAACACTTCCAAAAAGCAACTCCCATATTCTTGTTAGTGGCGAATAAAATGTTGCTATTGGGTCTGTTTTAATATTAAAAATATTGAAGCTAAAAGATATAAATAGAACGATCATTGTCACTATCAACAGACTAATTTTTCGCTTCCACGCAAAAATTAACAATAATGGCCAAATAATATAGAACTGTTCTTCAATACCTAGACTCCAAAGGTGAAGCAATGGCTTTGTTTCTGTAGCAGCATCAAAATACCCTGCTTCACTCCATAGAACTAGATTGGCAACAAAACCTATACCTGCAGCTACTAGTTTACCTAAAGCACTAAATTCATCGGGAGATAAAATAAAAAATCCAAATAAAAAAGTTGCTGTTATAACCACCAATAAAGCTGGAAAAATACGTCTAATTCTTCGTGAATAAAAATCCCTAAAACTAAACGTCTCATTTCTGACATTTTCATAAATAATTGTAGAAATAAGAAATCCTGATATTACAAAAAAAATATCAACCCCAATGAATCCACCTCTTAATGCTGATGGAAAAGCATGAAATATAACTACAGCTAAAACAGCTATTGCTCGTAAACCATCAATATCTGCTCGATACTTTGGATGAGATAAATGTGGAGTAGCCTCTGACATTATTTGCTCACTAATTATCTTTGTTAAAAATCGAGTCAATATATAAGAAACATATAAAATTGTATATGAATATCAAGGTATTATTTTTTATTCCCAAAAATACGTTTTTTCTTAATGACAGTATTTTTAGGTGCTTGAATTAACTCTTTTTTTATAATTTTTTTAACAACTTTACGTTTAAGAATAGTTTTAGGCTTAGATTCAGCACTCTCTTTATTTTCAATCGTAGGTTGATCTAGCACATCAATTGATACACGCTCAGCTACACGCTTTAAATTCGGCTGCATAATTTTCAAAGCCGCCAACGCATAAACACGACAATCGAGAGCCTCGTTACGTGCCCGATCTGGCTTATGCCATTCACGAATCGGCTGTCCTTTCACATAACGAATAATCAATTTTTCAGCTGTTAATTGTCGGTACCACTCCATTTCTCGGTCATGTGGAAAGTGACAATAACCTGGTCCTTTCTTTTCCAAATCTAAACGGCGCATGACTGTCAGTTTTGCTTCGTCGACCCCGACAATAAATAAGTCAATTTTCCGTTTATCTTTACCCGATTGCTTACGCTGTGGACTTTGCACAATTGGCATCCCCCAACCTGCACGCCCTTTAATTGCAAACAACTTTCTATTTCTACGGCTTTTTACATATTCATAGGCGCGTTGTGTATAACCTGCCGTACCACCTGTATCTAAACATGCAGCCGAAACACTCAGTTGTGCACCCGATTCATGCAAATACGTAGCTTCAAGAATGTCGTCTAATTCTTCCCAAATCTCATCACCCAACGGATCACCCCAAAGCACACGGTAATCTATAGACCAACTTTCTTCACCTACACCCCAAGCGACAATCTCAAGTTCTAAACGATCCATCTGCATGTCGATACCACAAGTTAGATAGACACCTGCGTTCGGCACACGTGCGATATATTCCTCAGCACGCAATTGAAGTATTTCAGGATCTGCCTTATCTCCATTTTCTTCATAAGTTTCACCCAGTGACACGTTTACAAATACCTGTAAATCATCAAGCACCAACTTATCTAAATAGGATTGCACGATGTCACGCATCTTACGGAATGTAGAAAGCATCTCTGGCGCGTGAAAGCTAATATGGCCCTTAAATGGTTTTTCTGCCTTCCAGCCGTGACCAAGTTTTTCAGCATTACGAATCGAAGCAATACGCTCACCATCAGACCACACTACACCACAGCATTCACAGCGATAACCCGCTGTTTCAACATCATGCTCTTGATCTAAATCTTCTTTTGCGTCTTGAATATTTGTAGATTTTCGACCCTGCCAAGTGACATTTTCCCATCTTAGGAATTGTGCTTCATTGCAATGTGGGCATGGCACATAGTAACGGCGCATATCGCCTTGCTTAAATGCATTTTCTACACGACTTGCACCAGCAATTGTTGGTGTGCTCGATTCTGTTCTTAAAGCTTGATCACCAAATGTTGCTGACCGCTGAGCAAGTAATTCAATTGGATCACCCTCCGCTGTTGCCTCCATGCCGTCAATTTCATCAGCGTGAGTAATTGGCGCGGAACGTGAACGCAATGTCTTTGGTGAGCCTGCCCAGGAGAACATCAACCACCCGCCAACATAAGAAATCATGCGACTGTTATTCACACCATCACGGCTACGAGGCTTGGCCATCTTTTGAGAAATGGATTTGTTCGCCTCAATCATTGGCCGAAGCTTAGTTTCTAGAAAAGTTTGCACATCGCCTTGTGTTGGCTGTACGAATATTTGTGATTTAGGCTCATGAGCAATGAAATAACCAGTTGCGCACTGCTGAATGGTAGTTTTACCAAGCTGTGCGCCTGTCATGTAGGTAATACGACGAACACCATATTCTTTAATGGCGTCAATCATCCCTCTTTGATAAGGTGCGTTATCAAAATTAATAGGACCCGGTATCGCATTACCCACAGGGATTTTAATATTTTTTTCTGCCCACTTGCTTGGCAAAATATCTGGTGGCGGTACCAGATGATGCATAGAGCGTTTTACAGCATCTAAAACAGATCCGTGATTACTGAATATAGATAAATCACTCAATCTCTTCCTCCTCCAGCTCCTCTTCCGCTGAAGTTTCAAGCGCCAAGACCAATTCAGCTTTTAATTTCTCTTTAAAAGCTCTTTCATCAGTTTCACCAAGTAGCTGTAAAACGGCACGCTGAGGCACATTCATAATATTTGCACGTATAGCAGCAAATACCATTGCTTGAGCACGCTCAAACTCTGCAATTAATGCAACTTCGCCTTTTCTTTCTGCAAGTTCTAATTCAGTAAGCTCTGTTTTTGCTTTTTGCTCACGCAATTTTAATTCTTCAAGGTCATCTGGAATGCCACCTGTCGCTTCTTCAACGTCACGATCTCTTAACCATGTTGAAACACTAGCAGTATTAAATTTCCATTCCTGACCACGACCACCTTTTGAAATATACGGACAACCTTGGCGCACCCAATTATCAATAGTTGGCAATGACACACCAAATATGTCAGCCAAGCCTTGCCTTGTAACTTCTTGACCTTTGATAATTGCCGACATGGAATCCCTATTTTACTTCAATTTTGAAAATTATCTTTTAACTACAAGCATTTATAAGAAACTAAACATAAACATAAACTACGGTTTTGAAATTCACGCAGATATGAAAACCTGCGAGGTCTTTGCCCCCGCCTTGGGTGCCCCTCTGGAAGTACCTTGGGAAACTATTTTTTCATTGATATTAGATGGTTCGGTCTGACCGTTGCATAAGGCTCTGTCCTGCTGGATCAGCGCTTGAGCACTCTTGAGTTGCTCTGCTACGGCGTCTGCTCTTGCGGCATACCGAATAAGAAACTCGACATCTCTGTCGTGAAGTCCGCCTGTTGTGGTTGCATGATTGCCGCTGGTGCTGTTGGCAGTGCTGGACACATCGGGACATTGCTTGGCTTTAAGTGAGTCGCGCAACCTGAGATTGTTAGCGTGATACTCATTAATAAGAGTTGTTTCATTGTGCTGTAATTCCTTAATCTTTTCAAGGTACTTAGTCTCAAGTTGCTCTTGTTTTTTGTAACTCTCACGCTCTCTTTCGAGTGCTTGATCCGATTCAGCTTTCAGTTCTCGAATCATGCTTTCGTAATTGTCTATTTGCTGTGTGCGTGCCTGTGTATAACCATAGTCATAACAGCACCAACCAATGAAAATACTGGTCAGTAAAAAGCCAAGAGCAACAATGAGC